AGCTAGATCTTCTGTACCTTCTTTTAACGAATTAAGTTCATCTTGTATCTGTTCTATAATTCTTGTATAAGAAGATACTAATTGAATATTACTATGTACTCTCCTTTGTTGTTCTTGTATATCTGCTTGTGTTTGTGTTAGAGCTAATGCCTCTGTTTCTATTTGATCTATATTAGCTTTAGCAGAATCAATACCTTCTTGTAATTCTTTTGCTCGCTCTTTAGCTTTACCAATATGTTTATCTTTTAGCTGAGGTGTAATCGTTTGTTCACAGGTAGGACAATTTTCATTATCTTCATAAAACTTAGCTTCTTTTACTACCTTACGTATCTCTTGTTCGAATTGTAATTTATAAGAATCAAAAGAAGCTTTTCTTTTATTAATAATTTGTAAAGCCTCTTGAGTAGGCTCTAAACGCTCATCGATAGATGCTGTTAATGATGCATTCTCTTTAGTAATAGTATCAATCTCATTACGTTTCTCTTCAATAGACTTTAACTTAGCATCACGATTAGCTAAATTGATCTCTGTAATAGACTTAATATACTTCTTAGAGTTAGCAATATCATGAGATACTAAAGTAATGTTATTATTATTTTCTAATACTTTATCTTTTAATAAAGATACTTTTTCTTTTAATAACATATTCATCTTAGAGAACATACCAATATCTAATAGATCTTCTATCACATCTCTTCTATTAGGACCTGTCAATTGCATGAAAGGTATAAAGGAAGAAGAACCTAATACTACTACTTGATGAAATGATTTATGATTTAGCTTAAGAATATTTTGTTCTAGTATTTGTTGATAGTCGCGAGCATGTGATTCTTGATTCAACATTTGACCGTCAGACCAGATCTCAAACTTATTAGGTTTAATACTCCGTATGATTTTAAACTTTTTATTATTAGCGCTAAAGACTACTTCTACTTCACAACCTTTATTATTAATAGAATTAACTAATTGATTTTTAGAAATAGATCTATGAGCTTTACCAAAGAGTGCGAAAGAGATAGCATCTAATATAGTAGACTTACCCGCACCGTTCTGTCCAACTACTAATGTGGTTTTACTTTTCATAAGGTCTATGGTAATAGCGTTATTACCCGTAGACAAAAAGTTTACCCACTTGACATATTCAAATCTTATCACAGTTTATATTATAGCTTATTTTTTAATAAATGTCAAACAAAAGATAGTGCTTGAGCTTCATGCATCAGATCTCGCACTTCTGTTTTAATTCTAGTTTTATCTAATTCAGTTTCTACTGCATCAATGTAAGTATCTAGCAGTGTCTCAGTATCCTCTAAGTCAATAGATTCATCTTGCACGTTCTCTCCCATAAACTCAGAAAAGTTTTCTGCAATCTTTAATTCTAATATCTTTCTATTATTAATACGATCAATAAATCTTTCGAACATATAAGGATCAGATTTATTAACTACTATGACTTTTACAAACTTTTCATTAAGAAAATCTAAATCGCAAGTCTCGTAATCAGTATCAGAAGTATCATCATAATATATTTTTTCAAATAAAGTAATAGGATTACGCACTGGAGTTAGTTCACGAGTATTGGTATCAAAGATATGAAAGTATTTAGCATCACCGGCATCATTCCAAAAGAATTCCATTTGTGAACCTAGGTAAGTAATATTACCTTGCTCTGACTTAGTATGGAAGTGACCTGATAATACTCTTTCAAATTTAGAGAAGATATTACCATCCATACCATGTGGGCAATTAATACCTTTATACACTTCGAAGCCTTGTAACTCCAAATGAGCTCCTACTATATCAGCTTTACAATTCTTAATAAATTCTAATACCTCAGGTTCGTTAGTTTCATTAATCCAAGGTATCAAAGCCATTTTCATACCATCGTAATCCATGACTCGTGGTTCCATAATGATATTAATCTCATTCATGTAATGGCCTAGTAATTCTTTAATGGAATTAACATCATTAGTATTCTTATAATAGACATCATGATTACCAGGAATCAAATCCATCGTAATACCATAGTCGCGCAGCTTCTTAAGAAAGACATATCTATGATGATTGAGTGCTTTGATATTAACAAACTTTCTATTATCAAAGTAATCACCTAAATGTACAATATGTTTAATATCGTTTTCTAATAGATAAGGAAAGAAGACTTCTGTATAGAAGCGTTCTTGATAATTCATAAAGATATCTGAAGCGTTACGTATACACGCATGTGTATCGTTTAGAATAGCAAATTTCAATTAAAGTTCGTCCTGTTCAAAAAATATAGATAGATCTGAGTCAGAGCTTTTAATAACCTTTTCGGTCTTTTCTTGTTTACCAAATTCCTTAATAGCTTCATCCATAGTTCTTACTTTATTTATTTTATCGTATAGATCATCTACTAAAGCTCTTACTTGGTCACCTGATTCGTCATGTTCACCAGTAGTTAAAAATTCTTCGAATCCAGATTGTGCAATAAATCTTAATCTAACATCTTGCTGTCTTTTCTCTTTGGCAATTCTTCTTAGAAAGGCATACCAAATGATTTGTGTAAAGTAAGCAAAGGCATTAGGATTACCTGTACGTGTAGCTGTATCAATATTATAATTTTCTATAGCTCGTAAACAATTTTCGACGCCATCCATGACCATTTCTTCTCTATAAGTATATCTTACGAAGTTAGACTTATGTGATACACCTTCTGATATCTTAAGAAAGCATTGAGCAATATAATCAGTCACAATAGGTTTAGGAAGCTTCTTATCTTTAGCATCTTGTACAGCTTGGCAATACTCAACTACCGCTAAAGAAAAATCTTTATTGTTCACATAATGTTCGTTTTGTTTTCGGGCCATAATATAAATTCCTATTAGTTATTATAGTTTATTTTGTTTGTAATGTCAAGCTAAAATTTATTTTTGTTTACGGCTTGACATTTTTTTAAAATCCGTTATAATATCTTTAAGATGCGGGGAGGGAGAATATATATTCTTTAATGAAACCTAGTCAGTGGTGGGACTGAATCATCTTCCTGTAATCTTTTTAACATATCGTTTACTATATCTTTAGCGTCTGGCACAGGCATATGTTTTAAATTTTCATAATACTGTACGAAATTATGATACTCCGCTATTAAATCTTCTGAAGGTTTACAACTAGCTACCACAGCATGAGATTGTATCAATACTAATTCTGCAGCATTAGCTATCGATGCCATATAAGGTTGTAACATATATATTTGTCTAAAAGGTCTTTGCGTAATCATCATAGGCTTACGACACATAATACCACCTCGCGGTCTATCTATAACTTCAGTGATAATTTCATCGCCTGATGTTAATTTAAAATGTCTAATAGATGTGTTCATATGTTTACCGGAATGATCTTATGTTCAAATTGTTCTTTATTATATATTTTAATTCTATCAGCCGAATGTCCAAGTGTAAAATTCTTCTGCTTACCAATATGTATATCATCTGCTAGATCATAGAGTGTGGTGGGTCGACCGTCGTCTGACATCCTTAATCCTCTACCAATAGATTGTAATACTCGTATCTGAGATTTACTAGGTGAAGCGAATATAATGTTATGAAGATTCTTAATATTAATACCTGTACTAAATGTTCCCATAGAAGCTACAATAATAGCATCTTTTTGTTTTTCTACAATACCACGAATAGCTTCTCTATCTGTGGTTTCTGTTTCTCCTGATACGTAAAATACCTTTCTTTTTTCTGATACTTTATTATCTATAAGATCAAATAATACCTTACCATGCTTCTGTACTAATTGAAATAATACTAGAGTATTACCTTTACAACTAACAGCTAAATTACTAATAAAACGATTGCGCACATCGTGTGTGACTATAAAATCTAATTCATCATGATAAGTTTTTTTATCAGACCAGAATTTCTTTTTGTCTTCATCATTATAATTTAATAACAATACATTAATATTTAATTTAGCTAGAGTATTGTTTTCTTGTAAATCTTTAGTAGTAATAACTTTTCTCACCGGTCCAAATAAACCTGTTAATACTAATCTATTGACTTGCGTACCATCTAGTGTACCTGTGGTGCCATATCTAAAATCTGCTTCAGTACATTTATTCATAATAGCAGATAAAGATTTAGCTTTAAAGCCATGACACTCATCACCAAATACACATCCAAATTGTTCAAACCATTCTTTAGATAATTTGTAAATAGATTGCCAAGTAGATATAATCACACGTTTCTTAGTTTGTTTATCTTTACCTGAATAAATGATATGACAATCATTTTCTACATCCATACCATAAGATGCAAAGTCATTATACATTTGTTCTACTAGCGATGTAGTAGGTACTACTACTAATACATTAGATTCATAATTATCTAGATACCAACGTAATAAACAATAAATGATTAATGATTTGCCTGAACCAGTAGGTGATTGTAATACAGCTCTTTTATGATGAATACCATAAGCTACTGCATCATATTGATAATCTCTTATCTCCCAAGGCAGTGATAATTTTTCTATATACTGCACTAACTCTAAATGATTAACATTAACCTTTTCATTAGGTAAACCATAATGGCCATTATTAAGAGTCATAGTATAATTGTGATTCATACAGAAGTCTTTAAGTTTATCATAAAGCCCCGTATTTAATTCATTAGTCATACGATTGTATAATCTAATTTTACCATCCCATAATCTCTTTTTATACAATGGTTGGAATTGATATCCCGGTGCATAGAAAGAGAAATGATCAGCTAGTTCTGCTGATATACTAGGTTCACAATCTAGATATAACATTGAATGATGCTTCAATGTTACTGTTATATTATCCGCCACTCTCGAATCGTTTCCATTCTATAATGTTTTTAATAGTTTGATGTCTCCATTTAAGATTATCTATAATCTCTTTAAGAGTGTCTTCAATAGTTTTAAGATAAGCTATTTGTAATGAAGCCTTTTGTATATCTTCATCTGCTTCATAGAACTTATCCATATCACCTTTTAATACTTTTAAACCATCAAACGGATCATCTTTCCATCCTTTAGATATAATAGTATCTTGATCCATTTTACCATTATAGTACATCCATTTATCTTTTAATAATACTTGATAACCTTGTTCAGCTTTTCTTAACATGAGCTTAGTAGTAGATAGTAGTTCTAAATACTTAGCATGTAGTATAGGTGTTTTTCTAGAATCCTCATCCAATCGCATTCTATCGATCTGACAATCTTCTTTCCAAGTCTCTAATATTTGTTTTAGGTCTGTATTACCATTAGCCATAATATACTCCAAATAATATAATTATAATATAAAATCAAACAAATGTCTACACAAATTCCCAATAATCGTATTTAAAGTCTACTGTAAAGGTAATGTATTGAATATCAGTAGTAGATGCTTCTAAGTTGATAGTAGATACATCTGTAGGGAATGCATTCTTATATAGAATAGTTTTGTTAAGGTTATTATGTGAACTAAGAATAGATACTCTTATATCACTAATAGAAGGCGTAGCAGTTACATTTCTTTTTACCGGAGCTTGATAACTATTCTCAACATTAAACTTAACCCAGTTAACTATTTCTGTGTAAGCTGTCATATCTTCATCTAGTATCACATTAATAGATACTGGCGCGAAGTTTGCTTTATCTCCAGGAAAGGCTACGTTGACATGTCTAAATGGGACGTCTGTTGCGTTACTATTGATACCTGGATGTACAATACTTTGTGCAAAGAACTCTAAATTAGGATAGTTATCTCTAGAGATAGTTACTCTAAAACCATTAGGTTGTAAAAAATTTGTATTAGTTGTTAATGCCATATCTATTATTTATATGTAAAATCACACATCATCCTAGTTGGATATCCATCGTACCCTTGTGTGTCTCTTATATTTAACTTAAAGATATAAGTATCAGAAGTCATTTCCATATCTATTCTTTTACCAGTACCTGTCTTACCACCATAGTAGATAGTGGTTCCAGTTACATTAGCAGCTCGTCGCATAGCAGCTTCATTCATACGTTTAGATATGACTTTACCAGGAAATTCATGAATCACATGATAACCATATCCAATACCTGTTTCTAATAATTCTTTAATACCGCCGCGATTAATACTAGGGCTTCTATCTACTTTACCTATAGTCATTTGACCATTAAACACTTTACAAAATAACTTTGTATCTATACCAAATAGTTTAAGTAATTTTAAACCATCTTTGTTTTTAATGACTTGTGATTTAATTTCTTCAGGAGTCAATATAGTACGAACACCTACATTAAAGAAAGTAGTAGTACCTCCAGATTTTAAACTTAAGTAAATAGGATTCTTATCTTTATTAATAGTAAGATCAGTTACTGCTGAACCTACATTCTTACCACTACCCGGATTAGTAATAGTAATATTACCTCCTGAAAAATCTAAAGGTCTTCTAGTATTAGCTGCACCTTCTGCAGTTACTGTAAACGTAGGTAAAGATCTTAGGTTATAGGTTTTATCTAAATCTTCTATAGAAGTCAATACCTTTGCATCTATATCTGTATCACCAGCCCACCATTTAAATAGAGCTTGCATATAATCTTCTTCAAACGCATTACCTTTATTATTAGACCCTCTATTACCAGATGAACCATTACCAAATTTAATAGCAACGGTTTTTAATCCTACCTTTTGCTTTAATGAAGCTATAGTAGTTTTACTTGATAATTGTCTAGATACATTACATTTTTTCTTTTCTTTTAAATCTAGATTGATAGGAGTATCTAGTTTATAACTCTTTAATGTATTATACAGATTAGTAATTTCTAAAATGGCATCACCAGAGAACTTAGCTTTATTTAAAGTATTAACTATCTCAGTTTGCGATTTAGGAAAGAAATCATATGCCATGTATATATTTATCCATGTAGTATCAAAAAAGAAGGGCCTTACGGCCCTTCCTAAACTTATAAAGTTTAAATACTACTTAAGCAAGAATATTGTCTACTCTGAAGATTCTGTAGTATTGGTTTGATTTAGCTGCGGCAAGACCGTTAGCAGGTGTAGCACCTACAAATGGGTTTGAAGCCATTCCGTATCTTGTTTTGAAGCCAATCCTTGGTTGGAAATCGTTCTCACCAACTGCTCTCACCATTTGTAGTGGAACATAAGGACAATAGAACACACCAGCGTCATAAGGGTTGGTACCTTTGAACCCAACTGTGACATAGTCAGCAGTTGCATATGGATCAATGTACACTTTCAACCTACCGTTAAGCACACCAGCAAAAGTATTTCCAGTATCATCAACATTTAAGTTTGTTGCTAATGCAGGAGCGTAATCAAGAACGCCAGCAGCTGCTAAAGCAGTAGCTACGTCTGAAGAACAGATAACTACGTTACCTTTTCCTCTTCTTGTTTCTTTTGCAATTACGTTTGCTTCACGATCTAGTTGAACCATTAGACCTCTGAATTTCTCAGCTGACCATCTTCCGTCTGCATCTGTAGAAAGGTTAAAGATACCTTGTACAGCTACGTTAGATGATAAACAACCTGTTTTAGCTTGTGAGTTGATTGTTCTAACAACTTCTCTATTGATCTCTGCAAGGATTTCAGTAGAAAGAATATTAGCCAATTCAGTCTCAGCATCAAGACCATGAATTGCTTTAAGGTCTTGAGCTAATTCTAAGCTGTATTCAGCTTTTAGAGCTCTTGATTTCGCAGTAACAGTAGCTTTCTCAATTGTGAAGCCCATTTCATTGAAAGATGAAGCAGGACCAGCACCAG